GTTTGGGGGAAGGCTCTGCACTGCCCGTTGGTGTACCTGTTCCGTGGCCCTCAGCCACTCCACCAACGGGCTGGCTGAAATGCAACGGCGCAGCATTTTCTTCTGAAGATTACCCCAAATTGGCACAGGCTTACCCCGCGAACAAATTACCGGATCTACGGGGTGAATTTATCCGTGGCTGGGATGATGGACGTGGCTTGGATGCTGGGCGTGCCTTGCTAAGTCTTCAGGATGACTCTTTTGAAGCGCACAGGCATGAGTCCTTTTTTTATGCGGGTATTTCACGTAATGAGACCCCATTAAAAAATCTTCCAAGTTCAGACGAGATGCTGACTTTAAGTTCCACAACTAATGCCTTGTCCCCGGACAGTATTGATGCCACCAACTCGTTAATTGGTAATGACGATTACAACTGTCTTATCGAAGGGAATAAAAATAACAAACGAACAGCGACAGGACTGAGTACCAGTATTGTCGGCACAGCAGAAACACGCCCCCGCAACGTTGCATTCAATTACATCGTAAGAGCTGCATGAAAACGTTGGTTTAGGGGAAGGCTCTGCACTGCCCGTTGGTGTGCCCGTTCCGTGGCCCTTAGCAACACCACCAACGGGCTGGCTGAAATGTAACGGTGCAGCATTTTCTTCTGAAATGTACCCCAATCTGGCAAAAGCCTACCCCACCAATAAATTACCGGATTTACGGGGCGAATTTATTCGTGGCTGGGATGATGGGCGAGGAATTGATGCAGCACGCGCTTTATTGAGCATTCAAACCGGGATGTTGGAAAAACACCGCCATATTGTTGTAGCTAACGATGGATATGACACAAAGGATGAATGGGAGTTGGCCACGATTTTCAAAAAAACATATACACAAGGCAGGGGGCTTGATGCCACAAATACAGGAGGGAGTTTGATTCCATCACCAACGCTTCATTCACGAGGAAGTATTGGTAACACAGGTGGTAGTGAAACCCGCCCCCGCAATATTGCATTTAACTATATCGTGAGGGCGGCTTAGTTATATTCAACTGGCTGCTGCCAGTGGTATTTCCGGCAAGTTGATATCTGGTGCCATGTTTATATCCATTGCGTTCAGCGCGTCTATATAATCCAGCACGGCGTTAAGCCGGGTGGTTTCTGCCTGCGTCAACTTCCGCCGGCCTGCAACTTCAACTGAATCAGACTTATGGAAGCCATTGCCGCATCAGCCAGTGACTGGCGCTTGGTTTCTGCCCGCTTCTACTGCGGCACTATGTTGTGCCTCAGTATCTGTCACCCATTTTTCACCATCCCATTTATCGTATGGCGTCGACGGGGAGATAGTGGTTGTATTTTTCGGGTAGTCACCTAGCGTCGTGATTTCTTCGGTGTTTCCCGTGTCAGTGTTATAGACGGTTTCACCACGATGATCTGGCGTATACTCCCATGAATTTAAATTCTCCGAACGGCGGATAGCATAGCCCGCTTTATGTGCGCCCGGGGCATCTAAACAGGAATTTGCCGGAATACCGACACCCGCAGCAAGATATTCAGTTGATTCGGAAATATATTCCCGTGTCTCACCATCATAGTTATAAACGACGATGTTTCCTGCCTGTACGGCAATAAGGTCATCATTTAATATCGCGTTATTCATTATGCGGTTCTCACAATATAATTGAAGGCAATATTGCGTGGGCGGGTTTCATTCCCCTCTGAGGATTCCGTTCTGTATTGACTGGTAAATCTACCGTTAATTGCACCTTGCCGGACGGCGTTATCTGTCGACAACAGACTATCCCCGCCTTTGTCATTTGGCACCAGTACCGTGTTATCCCACGCATCCCATGACCGAATATTATGATAATGACTTCCTGTTAACCACCCCTGCATGCTTAAGATGACCCTTCCGGCATCCACCCCGCGCCCATCATCCCAGCCACGGATAAATTCACCGCGTAAGTCTGGTAATTTATTGGTGGGGTAAGCCATTGCCAGTCTGGGATACATTTCAGAAGAAAATGCTGCGCCGTTACATTTCAGCCACCCCGTTGGCGGCGTGGCTGAGGGCCATGGAACAGGTACACCAACGGGCAGTGCAGAGCCTTCCCCCAAACCAACGTTTTCATGCGGCTCTTACGATGTAATTAAATGCAACGTTGCGAGGGCGAGTTTCTGTACCTACATTTCCACTAATTTCACCAAACCGTTTTACATTACGAGAGCTAATGGCTCGTAGTGAGGAAGGCACATTTAAACCGGGTTCGTCTGTTTTAACTATTCCCCCGTCCCCGTATGTAGCCAGTATTCCAGGGTCTACTCCTTCCCGTGTACTTCCCGCGGCAAGTCCACCCCCGGTCCATAATTCCATATAGTGTGCATGATCCAAAATTGTGTGTGGCTGCCAATTAAGCAGAGCGCGGCCAGCATCCACCCCGCGCCCATCATCCCAGCCGCGAATAAATTCGCCCCGTAAATCCGGTAATTTATTGGCGGGGTAGGCCTTTGCCAGATTGGGGTACATTTCAGAAGAAAATGCTGCACCGTTACATTTCAGCCAGCCCGTTGGCGGCGTGGCTGAAGGCCATGGAACGGGCACACCAACGGGCAGCGCCGAGCCTTCCCCTAAACCAACGTTTTCATGCAGCTCTTACGATGTAATTGAATGCAACGTTGCGGGGGCGTGTTTCTGCTGTGCCGACAATACTGGTACTCAGTCCTGTCGCTGTTCGTTTGTTATTTTTATTCCCTTCGATAAGACAGTTGTAATCGTCATTACCAATTAACGAGTTGGTGGCATCAATACTGTCCGGGGACAAGGCATTAGTTGTGGAACTTAAAGTCAGCATCTCGTCTGAACTTGGAAGATTTTTTAATGGGGTCTCATTACGTGAAATACCCGCATAAAAAAAGGACTCATGCCTGTGCGCTTCAAAAGAGTCATCCTGAAGACTTAGCAAGGCACGCCCAGCATCCAAGCCACGTCCATCATCCCAGCCACGGATAAATTCACCCCGTAGATCCGGTAATTTGTTCGCGGGGTAAGCCTGTGCCAATTTGGGGTAATCTTCAGAAGAAAATGCTGCGCCGTTGCATTTCAGCCAGCCCGTTGGTGGAGTGGCTGAGGGCCACGGAACAGGCACACCAACGGGCAGTGCAGAGCCTTCTCCTAAACCAACGTTTTCGTCTTTATCCCTACCTATACCAACTATGTATTTTTCACGAAACAAAGAGGATGTTTTTTATGCAAATTGGCTATATTCGTGTGTCAACAAATGACCAGAACACGGATTTACAACGCAATGCACTGAACTGCGCAGGATGTGAACTGATTTTTGAAGATAAAATCAGCGGAACGAAATCAGCCAGACCGGGATTGAAAAAACTGCTCAGAACGCTATCAGAAGGAGATACGCTGGTTGTCTGGAAGCTGGACAGACTGGGCAGAAGTATGAAACACCTGATCACGCTTATTGAGGAATTGCGGAAAAAAGGTGTTAATTTCCGTAGTCTGACGGACAGCATTGACACATCAACACCCATGGGGCGTTTCTTTTTTCACGTCATGGGGGCTTTAGCCGAAATGGAACGTGAATTAATTGTAGAGCGTACACTGGCCGGGCTGGCAGCAGCACGCGCACAAGGACGCATTGGCGGACGTCGCCCGAAGTTGACAAAAGAACAACACGAGCAAATAGCGAGGCTGATTAAATACGGTCATGACAGGAAACAACTGGCGATCATTTACGACATCGGCATATCGACGATTTATCGTTATCACCCTGTAGGCGATATACAGGCTGAAGAAACAACCAGGCAGACTCAGGAAAATGAAAACCGCTAATCTGACCATTAGCGGTTTTGCGTTAATCAAAACAGCCCTTTAACGGAGCTGGCCGCGCTGTTAAGAGATGATGTCACCTTGTCTTTGAAGCCGGACAGCATATCACTGAACGATGAGGATTGCAGGCGCTCCCGCAAATCCTCATCACAGCGTTCAAGAGTCAGTGAAAATTCTATCTTTTTCGCCTTACCGTAGCGATCAAACTCGGAGCGGGTCGTATTCGTTTCAGTCAGTACATACATGCCGTAAATCTGCCCGACACCATCAATCAGAGGCCAGGGGCGTCCTGTATATGCCTGCGTGGTCAGCAGCGAAAGCGACACTTCGCCACCTGTAATTTCAGGATAAAGCACGCCAGAAAGCACGATGCGATCATCACCTGCACCGATATACTGCCAGCTTGCTGAGCGGTTTACGCGCTCATTTTTCACATGCCGCCAGCTTTTGTTTTGCTGTAACTGCTGATGCGGCAATGTGCGCAGCTCAAAAACAAACATGCCGTAGATCATCATCATGGCCATGACTCCTCAATCTTTATCGTAAAAACTGCCACGCCCGGCACGGGCGCGCCGTTCCATCTCTGCCCTGACCATTTCGCCGACCAGTTTCGCCAGTTCGCGGGGATTCTGTGTAACAACGTTATGCAGATGAACATGAATTTCACCACCAAATCCGGAGGCAACAGGCTCCCGGTTACGGGAAGTTGCAGGAACTGATGCCACTGGCGATCGTATGGCCTCCGCCACCGGGCGGGAGCTGGCCGCAACAACAGGGACCAGCGCCGGAGGCAGCGGAGCCGGAACCACGGGTGTGATATTAATTGCGGGGGCAGGCTTACTGACCTGCGCAATCTTCCGCTCCTGCCACTCCCCACGAACAGCAAGTGCGCGGGGCAGGTTCTTAAAGACAATATCGCCGGGGCCAATGCGTTTTTTCGTCTCATCAACCAGCTTACCTGTGTTATCAGCAATTTTGCTGAGTCTGCGTAGCGTGCCGGTATTGCTGTCTGTGAGCGGTTTGTTGTCTTTGGGGTTATCGCCTCCGGTGCCATTGCCATTTTCCACAGGCTTCGGCGGATTGATTTTCGCAATGTCTCCCTGAAACAGAGCAACCTTGTCCTGAAGAATGGCCGCACGCTGTGCGTCTTCGATTTTCTTTCTCGCCCTTTCCGCTTCATCCGGAAGCACACCGAGTTTTTCAAGTATCCACGCCAGCGTATCCAGCAACATTTTTGCAGGCGTCAGAACAAGCTGTAGCGCGCCACCAAGAACGTTACCGAATATCTCGCCAGCACTGGTACATTTATCCAGCGTTTCCTTGCTGGACTCCATCGGTGACAACAGCGATTTAAACCAGTTAAACACCTGGCTGATCCCGCTTCCGATTGCGTCAAAAACAGGGCCAAACCGTTCAAAGGTTTCGCGCAACGGGGTCAGCCTTTCCATAATCCCGCTGAACACCCCGGCAAAAAATGCCCTGATGGGATCCCAGTATTTCCAGATGAGAACGGCAGCTCCGGCAAGCGCAGCCACGATAAGACCGACCGGACTGAACAACGCCCCGATAGCGCCTCCCAGTAAAGAAACGGACCACGTCACCATTCCCCATAACGCAGGCAACACTCTGACAACATTCATTGACCGGGTAAGAATGTCGAAACCAAGACGCAGGGTGGCCAGCTTCCCGTAAAGCACCCCAATAACCAGTGACAACGAGCCAATCGTTGCAGTCATTGCCAGCAACGCACCGCCTGCTATCAGTAGCTGGCGCGTCAGTACCGGATGGGCCTGCGCCAGCGAGGTGATTTTTTCAAGCACCCGCGTGAACCACTGCGTGACAGAACGCAGCGGACCGTCAACCAGATCACTGATGCGAATACGAAGACCTTCCCATGCGCTGTCGAGATTTTTCAGGTCCCCATCAAGATTATCGGCCATTACTTTTGCGACGCGATCGGCCTCTCCCCTTGCCCCCTGCAATTCTCTGGTCAGTTTTTGCAGCTCTCCTGAACCAGCCGCCGCAACAAGCGTCTGCAAACCAACGAACGCCTCTTCTCCGGCGATGTCCTTGAAGAAGGAAACCTGGTCCACCTGTCCGTATTTTTGTGTCGCCTTATAGAGATCAAGCAGCACATCCTCCATCGGGCGCATTTTGCCTCTGGCGTCAGCAACTGACACTCCCAGCTCTTTCAGCGCATCAGCCGCAGCTTTTGGCGGTGATGCAAGGCGGGACAGACTTGCGCGCATGGCCGTACCAGCATCGCTTCCGCGAAGACCATTATTGGCAAGCATCCCGGCCATGGCCGCCGCTTCTTCAAGACTGATACCAAGTTTTGCGGCAACCGGACCGGTATACTTCATGGTTTCGCCCAGCGCGCGTAAATCAGTATTGGTCCGGGTGAATGCTGCTGTCAGCGTATCGCCAACCCGGTCCATTTGATCGGCTGTCAGGTTGAACTGTGTGAGGATATTGGAGCCTATATCAGCCGTCTCGCCGAGTTCGACGCCACCTGCCAGCGCCATATTAAGAACACCGGGCAATGCGGCCTGAATGGCCTGCGGAGTAAAACCAGCCATTGCCAGAAAGCTCTGCCCACTGGCGGCATCACTCGCAGTAAACTGTGTTTCAGAGCCAAGTTTTAACGCCTGCTCACGCAGCGCCTTAAACTGCGGGCTGTTTTTGTCGATTCGCGTCAGTGCCTGAACGCGGGACATCTCTTTGCCGAACCCGATCGCAGGCTGCAAAAAACGCCCGGCAGCATAGCCGCCCGCCGCTGCCGCACCAATTGCCAGCGCACCACCTGTTTTCAGTTTTCCCGCAGTTTCCTGCGCGCGCGAATACCGCTCACGCGCCCTCGTTACACGCGCAAGCGCCTGCCGTTCGCGTTCAAGCTGGTTGTTGTACTGTTCGGTGCGTCTGATGGCCTGCTGAATGGTGTTATCGCTGCCTGTCAGTGAAATGCCGTGGCGTTTCAGCTCTCCGCCAAGCTCCCGCATTTTCTGAATTTCCCGTGTGCGCGATTCATTCAGGCGTTCAAGCCGGGTGCTTAACTGCTGCATCAGCTTTTGTTGTTTTTCGCTGAGCACTGTACCCGTGCGTTGTAACTGATTAAGGGCGTTAAGCTGGCGTCGTGCTTTCACGATGCCCGCATCCGCTTTACTGACAGCGTCACGGGCGCGCTCAAATGATCGCGCCTGACGCTCGAGATTTTTGATCGCCCCCTGCGTTCGCTGGATGGAGTCACCAAACTGCCCCATCAGGCGGCGGGCATTTTCGGCAGGCCGGGTCAGCCTGTCAACGGCGCTGAAAGCGACCCGGATATCAAGAGTCTTCATTGTCTGCATTCCCGCTGCGAAGTGCCGCCCGCTCACGCCAGCTAACCACTTCGCCGGGCGTCATCATGAAGATTTCGGCGGGCGACCAGTTAAAAATGGCGGCAATATCCGCCACCAGATCTTCGATGTGCTCAAAGCACACCAGGGTGATTACGCTGCCGTCTCCTGCACGCTCTTCGCGCCAGAGTCTGGCTCGCTCATAAAATTTACAGCCACAGCGCACAGCTGAATAAAATCGCGTGACGACATTTTTTTAATCATCACTTCATCCAGTCGTGGCGAGGTCACGCGAGGCAACAGCGTAAACATGGTATCCGCTTTCAGATTCAGCACATCAGACAGCGACAGACCACGCAGGGATCCAGCCTGCTCAATAGCCCCGGTGATCTCCACATACGTGATTTTTTCGCCACCACGCTCAATTTGTCGGGTCAGTTTTACGCCACGTTCGACAGCCATATCCTCACCTGCCGTCACATCATCCGCCACGGTGTTATTCCGGGTTTCAGTATCGATGTCTTTCATCAGTTGTCTCCTTTTCAGTCAGAGGCGACGCACTGCGCCGCCTGCATATTACTTATCAGCCAAGCCCAAGCGCGGAACGGATACGGTCAGGCACAATGTCCTTGCCGTCCTTCCGGTAGATGTGGTTCAACAGGTCGATTTCCCACAGCGGGCGATCGTTAACGCTCAGCTTGTAGTAGGTGTTTTTGACAGCGTAAGTGTGTGATGTGGCTTCGCCCTGTTTGGCTTCCCCCATATCAATTTCCGTCACACGCCCGCGCATCTCGATTTCATACAGATCGCTTTCTGCATCGGTGTAGTATTCACCCGCAAAACGCAGCAGCGTGCCGTCAATCGTGCCGCCATATTTAAGGAACAGCGCACGAACAGCTCCCCCCATGACAAAACTCGCATCAAGCGCGGAGTCGTCCAGACCGAGATCAATACTTACCGCCCCCATCATGCCACCCCCCCGGTAGCTGTCGGTTTTGCGCGTCAGTTTGGGCGGCGTGACGGATGTCACTTTACCCACTTCGTTTTCACCATCCACAAACAACGTAAAAAAGCGAAGATGTTTTGGTACAGCCATCAGGCACCTCCCAGCACCGCAAATGCGGGACCAAAGAATTCATCAGTAAACGTCTGGTAAAGCTCCATGTCTTCCAGTGGCGGAACGGGCGTATATTTGTAGCGAATACGCACACGTCCCTGACGTAAATTCGTGGTGCCGTTATCCACCACGTCATACCAGCACTCCGCGCCAATCAGTTTCCCGGCAGTAACCAGCGAATCCAGTTTTGCCCTGATGGCACTGATAACATCCTTCACGTTCGCAGGCGTCAGTGGACTGTCGATGGTTTCAAATTGCGCTTCCGCAATTGAATCAGCCAGCACCTGTGCGGCTCGGGTATACACCTCAAAGATGTAGGCGTTCGTTTCCGGTGTGCGGTTGCCCCAGAAGCGGAATCCGTTGCGACGAATAATGGTCGTGATTTCTTTGTTATTGAGGCTGTTGGCATCACTGTCTTCGGCCTGCAACGACCAGAACACATGCCTGGACATTCCCAGCACATTTTTAACCGGAACGTTGGACAGCGATTTGTGCCAGCCCTGCTCATGGTCAATGTACGCACGAAGGCCGCACGCATAAGCAGGCGCGGGGAACGTTTCGTTTTTTCCACTTTTCGGGTTGTAGGCGATGAAGTCCGGCCATAAGAGCATCACCTCACGTTCGTTGAATTTCTGGCGGTAGGTAATCGCCTCAGCCATCGTGTTACAACCATGACATGTGGCATACACAAACGCGCGCAGTTTACCCGCAATCACGCACAGGGATTTCGTTACCGCCTCCGTGTCCAGCTCCGGCGCGGCCAGAATACGCGGACGGTATCCGATGCTTTCATCCTGCTCTGCAACAAGCAGCGCATACATCCCCGTATAGCTGCCGTCATCCTCAGAACCACCGATAACCAGTTGATCCTGCGTCTTACCGTCTTCTTCTTTGTGTTCAGCCACGCGAACGACGATCACCTTTGTGCTCACCTGGTCTGCGATGGCCTTAAGCGCACGATAAAGCGTCCCCGTTGTCCCGCATTTTCCCAGCACGTCATTGACGCGGGTCAGCAGTGTGGGCTTGTTCAGCGGGAACAGCTTCGCGTCCGCATCATCCGCCGTTGCCACGATACCGATAACGCTGGAATCAACATCGTTAATCGCTGTTACCAGGTCGGTATTTTCCGTAACACGGGCACCATGAAAACGAGTTTCACTCATAGCTTCAGCCCCTTGTATCCGTTAAATGATTCGGCAACAATCATCACCCACCACGCGCGTAATCTCACCCCTGCGCCGTTCTCCCGCCACGGCGACAACAAAAAGCAGTCCCCCCCTCCGCACGCACATGCGACCATGCCGCACAGGGAGGGAACAGATGACCGACACCACCATGCAATTGCTCAGTCAGGGCACAGACCCCGTAAAAATGCCGGATTTTGATATTCTCGCGGAGGGGAAAAGGCTGTCCGGCGTGGCAGAGCGCCTGATGAGTCTGTCACTGACCGACAACCGGGGATTTGAAGCAGACCAGCTCACCATCACGCTGGATGATGCGGATGGTCAGTTGCAGCTACCGCCACGGGGCGCGCGTCTGACGGTTCTCATTGGCTGGAAAGGCGAACCGCTGACAGAAAAAGGTTCTTACATTGTTGATGAAATCGCACACGAAGGACCGCCGGACAGGCTGACGGTTTCAGCCAGAAGCGCAGATTTTCGGGATGAATTTAACGTTAAACGTGAGGTGTCCTGGCATGATGTGACCGTTGAGCGTGTGGTATCCGCCATCGCTCATCGGTACGGCCTGAAACCGCAAATCAGCGAAATGCTGATGGATATCGAAATCGACCACGCCGACCAGACCGAAGAAAGCGACATGTCCTTCCTTACGCGCATGGCGGAAATGCTGGGCGCAATCACCACGGTAAAAAGCGGTAATCTGTTATTCATCATGCCAGGCGGTGGCGTGAACGCACAGGGCCAGCCGTTGCCATCGTTCGCCATCACACGCAGCAGCGGCGATCGCCATCAGTTCCGCATTGCTGACCGCGAGGCGTATACGGGGGTACGCGCCTACTGGCTTGATCTTAATTACGGGAAAAAGAAAAAGTCAGCGTGAAACGCCGCAAACCGCCCAAGCTCAAAAAGGAGAAAAGCAGCAGCCGTGAAGGTGATTATATGGAAGGCGCGGAAGGCAATGTTTTTGTGTTACGCAAGACTTATCAGAACGAGCAGGCAGCAAGACGCGCAGCGGCGGCAAAGTGGCAGCAGCTACAACGCGGAGCCGCATCATTCTCCATCACGCTGGCGCGTGGACGTGCAGAACTCTACCCCGAAATGCATGGCACGGTAACAGGATTTAAAAGCGAGATTGATAATCAGGACTGGATTATTGCAAAAGCCGAGCACACCATTGATAACAGCGGCTTTACCACACAGCTTGAGCTTGAAGCAAAAATCCCGGAATGGATAGCAGAAACAGAATAAATCTCTTAAAAATATTATTTTTGAGATGTGCTTCTACACTGACAGTAAGAACAAAAGATAATGTATCAGCCCACTAGATGTCAGAGGTTGGGGCATCAACCAGATGCTAACAATAATACGGATGTTTTTCCCACATGACAGAGGAAGTCAAGTATAATCTTCACAGTCCCTCCCGTCCAAGGGAATATGACTCAATAGTAAAAGTTCCAGTTTAGTTAGTAGACCCACACTTTATAGAAGAGTAAATCATGATTGGACAATTTTTAAGTGCAACAGAGATTTTAGCAAAGAACTATGTTCGTAATAAAATGGTTAAAAATCCATTTTATTCGAATTTAAAATGGAATTTTGTTGAAAAAAACATCATAAGATTAACATCCTCACCGGTTAAATCAGTACTTTGCATATCAGCTTTTTCATTTGTACTACTTTATGTTGGATATTTAAACGAATTATTTATAAAAAAGAATCTTTTACATTATTTCCCGTTTAGGCATTCATTAACCGAATGGCAAACAACCATTTTAAGTGGCCAATTGACAATTATTGGTATTGTATACCCCCTTGTTATAGGTTTAGTAAGTGTCTTATTCCAAAAAAAAGCAGATAGAAAAATAGCCCAAACTGCTTATCAGCGTTACTCAGGATTCATGCTTGCTGGACTCAGCGGGCTTTTCTTATCAGGATTTATACTTCTCAGTGTACTAATTAAAACTGTCTTTGGAAGTTATCTTTATGGTATAGCCTGTCTAATCAGCATATTATGGCTTTTGATAAACATAGTTCTTTCTATTTGGTTCTTTATCGTGAGCCTTGAAATTCTTGATGATGTAAAACGGCAAATAATTATAAAGCGATACATTGCCTTCGAAATAGTAATGCCCCATATTTGTAACAAAATCTCAGCCAATCTTAGGTTATACCCTATCTATCAAAAACATAACTATTCAAATTTAGAAATCAAGCAAGCCGATTACAAAGGAGAATACATATCTGTGGCTAGCAGTTATTCTAAGGAAGATGAGTTAAGTTTATATCACCGTCCTTTTCAACTTATTCTTAATCTTATTAATTACCAACTAAAAAAAAGAATCATTTTGCGTCATTTGTCATTGGTGATAATCGTGCAAAAGAAACAGAATCCACGGGTAAGATACTTTTTAGCGTTAAAAATATCAAACCAGACAGCTTATTAATAAAAATACTTAAGCAATGTTTTTATAGGGCTCCGATTAAAGGAGGAGATTTTTCCGTAAGTCTTACAATGCAGGCTATAACAGCAGATACGTATATGTATCTGCGGGATTCTGATCTCTTTAGTTTTGACGATGCTATCTCTGCATTAATTAATAACTTTAATAATCTCTGCGATTTGTATTTTTTTCAAGATGACAATACCAACAATAATTTCTTACTGATCACTACAGAATTATTTGAACGGAGTTTTCAATATGAGTTTTCAGATGAAGTTTATAAAATATCAAATAATTCCATGGATAAAATTAATCTTTCTGAAAGATTTTTTGAATTATGTCTTTGGAGCGGAGTGCGTATTCTTAATAATAGAAAACATCTTATCAGCAATGAACTTTGTATCTATATGGGAATTACTCGTTCACAATGGTCAATATTAACAGAATGGTTCCGAAACAACCAATCACTCTTAAATGCCTCGCTTCGTTCACGTTATAATCGTATATTAAGAACCTATGCCACTGTTTGGGAGCAATATCAAGAAAGCATCAACTTTCGTTTCTGCAATACAGAGAATTCAGATTTATTTGAATTATTTTGCAAAACGCAACTACAAGAACTTCCATCGATCATTATTGATGCAACACAGACTCGCGATCCTTCTACTATTGATACAGCCGTCGATCTTATTAACCGATGGCAGCACTCAATGAATATTGACAGCCATTCGGTAGAAAAATACAGTTACCAAGGCCAGCTTTTTAACCCGGGTTTTTTCATCTCCAAAAAACTAAACTTCAATTCAGACAGAGAGTGGTTCAATATTGCCATCATAAATGCGTTGACTGACATGCGTATATGCACATGTCTTTATCTGACATCAAGAATCAATACTTCTGACAAACTAATGACACATTACATTAAACTTATTTTAGAGGGTAAACTTATTGACCAAACCGGTGGATATGAAACTCCCACTGAAGAAATTGATAATGCAAGCCAACTAATCAAGATATTAGTTAGAATCTGCCT